CAAAGAACCGATGGATTTTACTGCTCCTTCGGTGGATACATTTATATTATATTCAATTACTTTAGCCATCTAAAAGTATCCTCTACATTAAGGGTTGTTTAAGCTTAAAATATACCATTGACTTGCGTGAGCAATAACTTGGATAGAGCCATATGGTGATGATGTTTGGATATACGATTGTCCGTTGATTGTCGTAGCATTCAGAGTAATAGTATCATTTGTTGATGGATACAATCTTACATACTTGGAGGCTGCGGTTGGGACACTACCATTTGTAAATAGAGTATATGTTCTACCTTGCATATTCTTTTGGTTGTTAGAACCACTAATCGCTGGAAGATAGATATTTCCGTGACCAGGCCCTGTTCCATCATCCACAAAGTTTACCTTGAAAGTTGGAACATCCAAATAACTTGGGTCTTGTAAGTCAATAGAGCCAGTTTGAGAAATAGTTAGTTCAACAACTCTATAAAACTCATTACCATAGTGATACAATGGTCCAGCGATTACACTTTGATTTCGGTAATCAGATAAATCTAAACTATCAACATCACCAACGATTGTATGACCGGAACCGCTTGTAAATGTTGAACCATTGTTGTTAAGCGTCACAGTATCAACACTTGCGTCAATTACACCATTCAATCCACCCAATACTACATTACGAGATGTAGCTGAAGAACTAACAACATTATTAACACCACCTACAATAGTCACAACTGAGCTATTATGGATTGAGTTAGAACCACCACCAATAATAACGGAGTCCGTGGTTCCGCTCTCCATACTATTTTGATTACTACCTACGATTGAAAGGTTGGATTGGTCAATATCTACGCTATTGTTGAAACCAGCAATAAAGGTTGTATCAGTAAATGTTCCAATAGAGTTGCCAGACCCCAAGATAGTTGCTTCAGTCACTTGTTGTTCAATAGTATTGTTTTGACCGATTACTGAAACTCTACCAGCTTCAGGGCTTATATCGTTTGTTCCTAATACTGATTGTTCTAATGGAAGGTTTACCTCTGGCTTGAAATCCCAAACAGCAGAGCCAGTCCCACCACCTTCATAAACTTGGTAGCCATCCTTTGGAGCAGCTTGTCTAATAAACCCAGCATCGTAAACTGTATCACCACTTTCGTAGTCTACATAAGTTACGGTTCCGTTTACATTCTCATCACTAATTTGTAAATCAAGTGTAGTAGAACCAACCGTCACTCTTCTACGAGGATAAACCAATTTGCGGTTTAGTTGTTTGATGAGTTCTACCTCTACGGATTGTTCTTCGGTGATGTTAGCGCCTGCAATTCGGTTGATACGCCAGTAATGACCATCAATAAAGATTTTATCATTCAATGCGATGTCTTGTATTTCAGTTGGTCTCAACCAAATGTTGCAAGTCATCTTTCTTGCATCAATATCGTAAAGTGAGTTGATGTAAGTTTCCCAATAGGTATGGAACGCACCATTTTTGGTTTTACCACTAATACCTGTTGGTTGGAAATACTGATACCATCCTGGCAATTTACCATTACCAAAGTGTAAGTCAGTTGATGAGTCAAAGTCAGCTGGAATATCTGATAAAGTAGAAACTTGGAACCAATCATACAAGCGGTGGTCATCTTGGTTTTCATCTCTCATAAAGTAAGTTCCACGAACCCATCCTTGTGGGATATTTGTAGCACCACCACTTGAATATCCGTATGCTTCTACACCTACATCTTTCTTACCATTTGCGTAAACCAATCTTGGCTTGAACTTGAATGGTCTTGGCTTTTGTCCTGGCTCTTGTCTTGCAAGAGTTGGAATGATAAAGTCCCTTGATAATGGGATATTCTTTACAGGAAGAGCTGCAAATACTTTACCTATGGTTCTTTCACCTTGAGCCAAATCGGAGTCGTTATTGAAGACATATGTTCCAAATACCTCACCAAAATTATCTTTGGTGTATTTGTTAATTACAGCCTCATCATCAGCATCCCTAAAAATAATAGTCTTTGGTTGCTCTGAAATTGGGTGAGAGATTTGTAAACGAGTATTTCTATCTACCTTATCAGTCCAATCCTTTACTTGTCCTAAATCAATCCAATCTTGGAATGGTTCAATTCGTAAAGTATTTCTTTGACCAGGAATTGGCTCAACAACCAAGTTGAACTTTTGGATAAGACCATCCAAGAAATCAAGTGCTTTTAGGTCTTCTGGAAATTGTGCTCCAATGCTTACATTTGATGTAGGACCGATGATAGACGCTGGACCTTGGATTAGTCTATAATAAGTTGCGTTTTGTCCACCACCAATAGAGATTACTTCTGAACCATCATCAGAGATTAGCTCCATATGGACTTCAGCTACCTCGCCAGTTGCGAGTGATGTGATAAATGGAACATACAACTGACCTGATTGTGGTGGGTCTACATAAGTTCTTGTTGCAACAGTACCGCCTGAACCATCTTGTAAGGATACAATAATTCTAACTCTATTGTTTACATTATACGAAGAAATAGCAAATGTAAATCCAATAGCAAAGTAGTGACCACCACCAGCATATGCGGTGTATTGTGATGTTCCTGCGTTATACGCTCCTAAATTATCAAATATCTCCGTAGGGAATGTGATTTTAGTATCCGTAAATGCGTTGATGTTTTGAGTTGCGGTTTTATACGCCCAATAAGAACCCGTGATTGGGTTTTCGTTTGATACTCCATTACCTTCAGTAGATGTTGCAAGAACATAGAGATTATTGAAGTATGTTGAGTCAAGGAACGATGATGTATACTGATAACCAACTGAACTAAAGATATTATCAACAACTGCTTTAGCTCTAATGGCTGGCTTGAAATCAAGCACTCTCAATGGTCGTGAGTTTGCATTACCTACAACATCAAATCCTGCGCCATTGGTATTATTACTGAAAGTCCATTCGGGTGCTTGTGTATCACCTTCAGCTGCTCCGTAATTTACATGCGGATAGATGATATCGCCTGATAATAGGTTGAAATCCCACGAAGATGTAATGTTTCCATAAGTGTATGCGTGGTTGTAGTCAGTCCAATCTAACTCTCTCAACAAAGTATTCTCTAATGCAAATTTTACATCAACAGTTTCATTCACCAAATTAACTTGGTAAGTTGTGTATCCTCTTTGGTCGGTGATAATATCCGTGATGTATAACTTACCTGTGAATACCTCTTGTCCATCAGTCAATAATTGGCAATCAATACTATTTTGTAAAGCAACAGCACCATCCGCTCCCAAGTCAAATAAATTACCAAAGAATTGGTTGTTTTTATCCGTTCCAGGGAGAGAAAATGTTTGTGATGATACACCGAACACCGAACCAATAGTTGCGTTCTCAATAGCGGAAATATCCAACCTCAATGGCTGGTTTACATCCATTACATCCAAGTCAATTTTGACTCCGTTGTCGTTTGTTGCTCTTAATGTTATCATATTCTTGGTCTCAATCCGTTTGCATACTGATACTCAAATGTGTAAGAGAATAACTTTTGTGAACGAGGATTTGATTTCTCAACAACATTAGCATTCTCTAAAAATACTGGCAAGAAGTGTGTTCCCTCTTGCACATACACATTAGTTGAGTAAAATAATTCTTTCAACCAAATTGCTTTCTCTTGGGTGAGGTATTCCGTATAAACTCTATATCGTTCAGTCAATTTATTTTGGAATGGTCTAACACCTCTTCTTGCATAATCGTAAGGAACTGAATTGGTTGTCGTAGAGTAATTTACTTGGCTTTGATTGTATGAGCTTCTTTCAATATCAACTGACTTGTCTATCGCCAAAGTTGCGGTGTAGTAATCCCAAGTTCCAAACTCATTCTTCCAAGCAAATCTAACACCATTTGATACACATTCGCCAGTTGACTTGGTAAACCAATACTGAGCATAACGACCTGTGTTTGACTCAATACCAGCAGACTCTTGCCCCCATAGTGTTACTGAATAGGTGTTCCAAGATGTAGATAAAGTATTTCCAGCATCCGCAAAGTTTTGTGGTCCAGCTGCTACATACAATAACTTGGTTCCATCGGTTTGTGCGTTGTAAACACCACTATCACCCCACTCTTGGCCAATATCCGTTCTTGGACCTCCATTGTATGAAGCAGAGTTTAGGTTGTAGTATCCAAAGTTTTGGATGTTAGAGCCCGCTGAGTTGTAAACATTTACTTGAGCCAAATAAATGTCTTGAGCGTTTGTATCACTACCATCAAAGTTTCCGTTGAAAATACCGATTGTATGATATTCACCATCTTGGATGGATTGTGATAATGGAGCTGAAGTAAGTGCGTGTTGTAAAGAGTAGGTTTCAGACCCACCATTTGGAGCAACTGATGAGGTATAGTATGATGATGAAGCAAAGTTCCAATCACCTGAATTAGGTTCAACCAATCCATCAACAACATAGGTTGATAAAGATGATGATACACCTGGCTGACCTACATTACTCGCAATACCTGTGTAGAGGGTTATTGAGGAAGACAAAGAGCTTCCGTATTCTTCACCAAACACAACCCAAAAGGATTTGCCAGCATATGAGGATGTCTCAAACGGACTTGCTTTCCAAGGTTCATCTGATGAAATGTATTGTGAGATGATTTGACCTACATTAAACACACCTTTGCCTGAAGGATTGGGCTGCTGCTTTACCCTTTGTAAAAGAGTTTTGTTTTCATCCTTTACATCACATACAAACTGATATTGTGGTTGGGTTGAATTGCCAGTCACCACAAACAACAAATCTGCGTTTCCCATATTGGGTGTTGTAGGAGTAGATTGTATTGTAATCGCCATTTTATTCCTTATTGTTTAGTGTATTTCACTAACATATTATCTATATCTTCAGCACCCATTCTTTCAAGGTTCTCATCCAAAAAGTTTTTTACTACAAAATCTATGGATGGTTGAATAAAGTTTACGGGCTTTGGTTTTGTTCCTTCTCTACCAATCTTCTTTTGGATAAGATAAACAAATGAGTCCTGCGTCAATCCTTGTGGGATACGAACGCTTTTAGTTCTAATCCAATTTTTGATTGGTTCTTTGGGCGGCATCTTGCCGGGTCCTCTACCAATACCTTGGTCAATCCACAATCCATATTCAAGTCCTGAAATAGATAATTGGTATCCACCCGGAATTGGCTTTACATTACTATCTAATGACCTCGCCAAGTCGCCTGTTTGGAAGTGTTTACCAGCAATAAGAGTATCTTTCATCTTATCGGTGATAAGCTGACCTCCCTTTTTTAGGGTTTCTTCAACTGACTTGAATTGTGGAGCCGCCATTAGTGAGGAATGTTACAATAAGTTAAACCATCAGTTTTGGTCTGAACATCAAAGGTTCCAACCCAACCAGCCATTCGGTCTTGGAACGCCTCGTTGAGTGGGATAAGTTGCGT